GCGGTGGATGCTTTGACCTCGGCGCAGCGCACGACGCTGGCGCGGATGGATCTGGGTCAGCCGTTGCAGGTGACGTTCACGCCGAAGGTCGGTGCGGCTATTACGCAGTACGCGACCTTGGACCGCATCAGCCACAGCGTGTCCCCAGCGTCGCACAACGTGACTTTAACGATGTCTCGCGCGGAGGCGTCCTTCATTCTTGATTCGTCCTTGTTCGGGCAACTCGACGACGACCAACTTGGCTTCTAGGGAGGCGTGATGTCTGGTGCTGGTTTCCGCACGTTCACCGCTGGCGAGGTTCTGACCGCTGCCAACGTGCAGGATTTTTTGATGGATCAGATGGTGATGAACTTCAACGGGACTGCTGCACGCGGCTCGGCACTTCCTACGCCTAGTGCGGGAATGGTCGCTCACGTCGGCGGCGGCACGGTCACGGTTTACAACGGCACGGCTTGGGTTTCACTCTAAGGAGCATGAGATGACAGGTGGCGGGTTCCGCACATTCACCGCTGGCGAGGTACTTACTGCGGCTAACGTCCAGGACTACTTCATGGACCAAGCCGTGATGAACTTCAACGGCACAGCGGCGCGTGGTTCCGCGTTGCCGTCACCGTCCACCGGCATGGTCGCTCACATTGGTGGCGGCACGGTGCAGGTTTACAACGGGACCGCGTGGGTGGCGCTGGGTGGTGTGCCTAACGCGGTGCTGTCGAATACTCCGACGGGGACGTACACCGATGGCGGCACGGCGTATGCCTACTACACGTTCACGGCGTCGGGTACGGCGACAGTCACCACCGCAGGTTTCGCGGATGTGTTGCTGGTCGGTGGCGGTGGAGGCGGAACCGGTGGCGGCGGTAACGGCGGTGGTGGCGGTGCAGGTGGACATTTTTACATCACAAACGCTTACCTTCCAGCGGGCTCACTAACTGTCACCGTAGGCGCTGGTGGTGCCGGACTGACAAACGCAACGGGCGGTAACGGTGGTCTTTCGTCGCTCACGAGTACCTACGTCACACCGGGTGGTGGTGGTGGTGCAGGTCCAGATCTAGGAAACGGCATATCTGGGGGAAGCGGAGGCGGAGGAAAAGGTGGAGTCAACGGCCCCGGGGGTAGGCAAGTAACAAATCACGGAAACATCGGTGGTGATGGAGTTTCAGCAGGCGGAGCCTCGGGTGGTGGTGGAGGAGGTGCCAGTGCTGCCGGTGCAAACGGCACGGGTGGCGGTGCTGGCGGCGCTGGCGGAAATGGTTCAGCCAACTCAATAACAGGGTCCAGTGTCACGAGGGCTGGTGGCGGTGGAGGTAAGGGAACCACTAACGGTGCTGGTGGGTCAGGTGGGGGAGGAAGCACAGGGGCTGGTACAGCGAACACGGGCGGCGGCGGCGGGGCAAATGATGGCGCAACAGGTAATGGCGGCTCCGGTGTAGTAATCATTCGAGTGAGGACCTAATGACATACCACAACGCACACGCGGCCCGCGTCGAGGACGGCATCGTCCGTGACGTCATCGTGATCCCTTTCATGGACGACGACGACGCGAAGGTCACCGAATACTGCAACGCCATCGGCCTGCCGGGAGTTTGGCTGGACTGTTCGTACCTGGCAAGCCGACGCAAATTCTACCCAGGCCCGGGATTTGCTTACGACTCCGAGCGTGACGAGTTCGTGCCACCTGGCTATGTCCTCGTTGACGGCGAGTGGGTCGCACCTGAGCCGGAGCCAGAGCCGGAGCCGGAAGCGTGAACTTCGACGCTCCCGCCGACCTCGTGCCGCTAGTCGTCCTGACGACGGCCATCCTCGGCGGCATCCTGTGGCTGATCCGCACGCAGATTGCGATATCCAAGACGCTGCAACCGAACGGCGGCACGTCGGTGAAGGATCAACTCAACCGGATCGAGTCCGAGGTGCGTGACGTTCGGACCAAGATTGACGACCACGTTACGTACCACCTGAACAACGACCTGTAACGAACCCTGCACACACGGCCACCTTCGGGTGGCTTTTCTATTTGGAGGCACCATGCCTGCGATACCTGCCAGATACCGTCGTTGGCTCTACGCCTGCGGTGTCGCCGCCGTCCCCGTTCTGGTGGCGTTCGGCTGGGTTGAGGACTCCGTGGCACCGGCCATCATTGGCCTGGTTTACGCCGTGTTTATGGGTGGACTTGCTGCGGCTAACGTCTCGCCGGACGAGTAATGGCGCGCCTTTGTCGGGCCGGTGTCACGCTGCGCAAGCAGATTGACGACAGGTGGCCAGCGCGGGATCGTCGGTCCGATGGCTGGATCGGGGACAGCCGTCACTCCCAGCGGCGCAGCTTCCACAACCCCGACAAGCACGGCGTGGTGTACGCGCTCGACATTGACGAGAACATGGGACGCGGCAAGGAACGCAACGGGGCGACCGCGCGACAGTTGGCCGACGAACTCGTGGCGTACGCAGCGAGCAACCTGCCGGGTGCCAAGCGCATCCTGCACGTTGTCTATGAGGACCAGGTGGCAAGCGGCACCTATCGCCGCTGGTTCTGGAAGTGGCGCGGCAAGGGCTACGGCCACACCGGACATATCCACATCACGTTCACACCAGCCGCCGATAAGAACGACGGACTATTCCCGCTGCCGATCCTGGCGCGGGATGAGGTCGTGCGCAAAGCCTGGAGCGAGGCGCTAGGGCTATGACCCTGGCCGAGAGGCTTGGCGACGCGCGACCGGCGCAGCGTGGACTCCCCTGCCGTACTGCGGTGATCCTGGCTGACCTCAACGCTGACGACGCGCACGCGCTACGGGCCGCCATGGAGATCCCGAAGGGTGACCCGCGTCGGCTGTCCTCCCACCTGATCGCATCCATGCTCCGCCTGGAGGGCTACGACATCCACTACAAGTCCATTGAGACGCATCGCAAGCACGGGTGCAGGTGCTTCAAGCATGGCGCTGGCCGAGTCGCTGACGCCTAGGCCGCCGCGCGTCCTGGTCTACGACATCGAGACCTCGCCGCATCTGGTGTGGACATACAACCTCCACGACGTTTCCATCCGTCCTGACCAGATCGTGACCCCGTCGCGGCTGCTGTGCTGGGCTGGGAAGTGGACCGACTCGCAGCAGGTCATGTATTACAGCGAGCACCATAACTCCCGGCGCGAGATGGTGGAGGCGCTGTGGCACGCGCTCAATGACGCCGACGTGGTGGTGGGTTACAACCATCGAGGCTTTGACAACAAGCACGCGATGCGCGAGTTCGTCACTATGGGCCTGGGACCGCCGTCGCCGTGGGTGGACGTGGATCTGCTCAAGGAGAACCGGCGACTATTCAAGTTCGCCAGCAACCGGCTCGGCTATGTGACCGAGACCCTGGGACTGCCGACCAAGTTGGACACCGGGACCGGCCTGTGGCGCAAGGTGCTGGAGGGCGAGGAGAAGGCGTGGGCCAAGTTCAAGGCGTACAACGTGGCCGACGTGCGCGCGACCCAGGCGCTCCTGGAATACCTAGCGCCATATGTACGAACCGTACATCTCGGCTTGTTCACGGGTGACCCCACCTGCTGTCCTACCTGCGGTGGGACTGACCTGACCCCGATGGGTAAGACGTACACCAGGACCGCTGCATACCCGCAACTGATGTGTGGCTGCGGTGCGTGGTGCAAGGTCCTAGCCAACGGGCAGACCAGACCAATCTAGGGAGCCTGAGTGATTGACCCTGCGCTGGCAAGTGAAGCGGTGGCCACGATGATGGGCGACCGCATGGCGACCCACGGGAAGCCAGAGGACACCATTGGCCGGATCGCCGGGATGTGGTCCGGCTACCTGGGTCGGGACCTGTCGGTGGCCGACGTCGCCGCGATGATGACCATGGTCAAACTGGCTCGCGCCAGACACGGCTACGACCGGGACCACTACCTAGACGCCATCGCGTACACCCTGATTGCCGAGGCCAGCGCACGGTCATGGTCAAGATAGTTATCGGGGACGTGGAGGTGCGGTGGGATGGTGACATCTCGCTGCGCCAGTTGCGCTTCCTGATGCGCGAGGCTGCCGGGATCGCGGTGGCCATCAACGCCGAGACTGAAACACCCGAGGAGACCAAGACCACCGTGGCGCTCGGCTTCACTACCGAGGTGGCCGCATACGACGAGCCGGACCTGAGCGAGTGGTTCGAGGAGTCCCCCTAGACCCACCCCCTAATGCCCCTGGCAGCCCCATAGAGGGCTGCTGGGGGCTCTTTTTGTGTTCCGGCGTGTCAATGCTTGCCAACCGTCGGACGCACCCCCTAGTCTGGCTGTTGCCAGGATTCTGGTCACCGCGCTCTCCTGTCGCGGTCATAACTGAATAACCCACCAAGTGCGTGGAGGGACGACCCCCTGCGACCCCCCTAACGGTCGTCCCTCCACCTCCATAAGGAGGAGTTATGTGGATCACCCTTGCAGCCCTCGGGCTGTTTACCGCGTGGATCGCCTTCCTGTCCTACTGGAAGGGCTACGCCAATAGCCAGCGGCAGGTCCGTTGGCTGCGCCAGGAACTCCTGCGCGCCGAGCGCATCGCCGAGCAGATGAAAGACGCGGCGATAGACGCTGAACTTGACGCCCTACTCAGGACGGCTAAGTGATGGCGGCGGCGGTCCTTGCGCTGGCACTCACCGCCGTGCCGACATCCGAGCCGATCCAGATCGGCCCCAAGTTCTACCCGTCCCCGGTGTCCCTCTACCAGGGTCGGCACTACGTCCCCGAGGACAACGAGAAGCGGCTGTGCATTCGGCAGCGCGAGTCACGCCACGACTACCGGGCTGTGTCCTCGACCGGCAAGTACCGGGGCGCGTACCAGTTCTCTCCCGAGTTAGGTGTCGGTGCCGCGTGGATGATCCAGAAGGAACTGAAGCGCCAAGGCGTCCCTGACGAGGTGGCCGAGGCCATCGGCGAGGAACTGCGCGCGCACCCGGTCAACCAATGGGCACCCGTCTTTCAGGACCTCGCGTTCTGGCTGGTTTGGGATGACGGCAAGGGCGCACGCCATTGGGACGTCCCTGGCGAGCGGTGCGGGTTATGACACCTGAACAGGCGGCGAAACTGCGCGAGCCGTTCCCGAAGTCAGCCATCGGCAAGATGCCCAAGGCGGGTCTGCAACTTGATTACGTCGGACACGCAGCCGTGACCCAGCGGCTACTAGAGGTGGACCCGACCTGGACCTGGCAGCCAGCCGGAATCAACGACAACGGACTGCCAGCGTTTGACGAGCGCGGCGGTCTATGGATCACGCTCACGGTCTGCGGTGTCACCCGCTACGGCTACGGCGAGCCGATGGGTCAGGACCCCTACGACAAGGTGAAGGGAGCCATCGGCAACGCCATACGCAACGCGGCAATGCGGTTTGGAGTGGCCCTGGATCTGTGGGCCAAGGAGGACATCACCACCACCTTTGAGCATCCCCGGCCTGTGGCAACTGACAAGCAGGTGGCCAAGTGGACGGCAGCACTATCCACGGCACCCGACCTCGTGAAGTTGACCGCCATCGCCGAGGAGATCACGGGCTATGTGCTGCCTGATGACGTGCGTGCGGAGCTGCTGGATTGCTTCCGTGGCAGGAAGGCAGAACTCGATGGATGATCTAACCGAGGCACGTCGGGTGACCGAGACGGTCACCGCTGAGCAGATCGTGGGAATGGCGCGCGACGCCGAACTGGTGGCCGTGCTGGAGTGGCTGACTGCGCAGTCGTTTGCCGTGCCACAGGACCAGCAGGACTTGGTGCTGTTGCTGCGGGATTGCTTGCGGGCGAAGGCGCACCGATGAACGCGCTCAACCCGGCCAACGTGCCGCTGGCAAGCGATAAGCGATGGCGTATCGCGGCCACGCACACTTGCACCCGGTCGCAGGCTGACTACCTAGATGACCTGCTGGCGCTAGAGGAAGTGTCACCACGCCAACTGTTCGGCGATGGCTACACCGACCCCTGCAGCCTGTCGTCCTGGGCTGTCCATTGGGCTATCGAGGTACTGACGGCGCAGGCGCAGGCACGAGCACAGCAGGAAGCCGACCGCGCAGTGGAGGAAGCACAGGAGCAGGACCTCAAGACGTGGATCGCTGCCTACTACCGCGCACGCAACCCGCAGTTAGGGGTTCCTCGTGGCTGAGTTCTGGTGCTGGGGCTGCGACGGTCGCACGGACCACAGCGAGACGTTACGCGGCCTGGTCTACAAGTGCGTCCAATGCGGCATCACCCGCGATCTATCCGACCCGAAACTGACAGGGCTCGTGAGCGGGGCTGCTGATGTTTG